CTGCAGGTTATGGACCAGCACCGATTGATTGGCGAGCAGGGTGATAAGCCACACCACCTCATCCAAGGCCATTTCAAAGTTCTCAGTTTTCATGAGCTTTTCGCCCAAATTAGAAAGACCGCCATATCTCTTGGCGATCTCCTTTGTAGCCTTGGTGGTCAGAAGCATTTCATATTCCTGACCACCAATCGTAATAAATGCACTTCGTTCTTTATCCATTTGCTAATCCTCCATACTTATACAGCAGCAAACACAGGCTCATAGACCTGTGTGTACCAGCCGGTAATAACGGATGCTGGAACGCTCGCATCATCCTCATTGACCTCAGACTTCCAGGGGTGCTTGCCATTGTCGTCGAGCTTGTTCCTGCGCAGCACGGTACCCTCGATAGTCGGTGTAGAAAAGGTGATAGAATCGCCCTTGGTGGAGAGGTTGGTTGCCGGGATACCGAAAACCACGCGGTACAGCCAGAAATAGCGGTAGTTGCCATTTGCTTTCTTTGCCCGAAAGCCAACCGCGACAGGAGAACCGCCATCCTCACTGCCGGATATGACGACATGATTGTCATCAAGGGTTGCTCCGGTCAGGTCTTCGGCGGCCGTGACGCCGATATCGTCAATCCCAAGGGAAAGTGTACCGTTTTTAAATTCCTTTATAATTTCTGCAGCACTATCATCGGCATATAGTGTTGCCTCCGCAAGTTCAACGGATAGGTCGGCTTTCATTGCTTTGGCAAGCTGAATGGGAGTGCCATAGGTTTCATCGCCATTGGTATCCTCGGTGATTTTGGCATAATAGAGTTTATCTAATCCGATAGTTGCCATGAATTATTCCTCCAGTTCGTAAGATTTCGCCACATCGATGGCGTAATGGTGGTAGCCGGTATCATCCTCATGCCCGATATACCGGCGGTCTGTTATTATTAAATCTGCATCCAAAAGTGTGTGAACGATTTGGTTTTTCAGCGACATATAATTTCCTTTGTCATAAAGGGATAGACGCGCCTCCTGCATTTCATTCCTGGGTTTGTCATCTGTGTACAGTTCAAAGGTATCTACTAGCGGCGTGATTACAAGGTATCTGTCTGGTGCGGTTTCTGAAAATATCCCAGTTTCCACAGGGGTGAGAGGAGATAGTAAGGTATTTAGTTCTTGAAGTAAACTCAAATCTTGTCAACCTCCTTCTCAAATGTTGACACCATTGCATCTATGCAGGCTTTCTTGCTTACCGATTTTGCAGGTTTCATAAACGGTTTTGGCGGCTGTCCATGCTTTCCATATTCCAAAACACCTGCAATCATGGCATTGCTTTTGCCGTCGGAACGCGGCTCGGAAAAGCCAACTTTGACATTAAAGTTACCGTCTCTGTCTTGTCTGGCAGAAGAAACACCAAGCGCGGAGATGAGTTCCCCCGTAGAGCGGCTTTCTTCTTTTGTTCCGCTGCCGATTATGCTTTTGAGGTTGCTGTCCACTTTTGCCTCCACAACTTTACCACCCGCTTCAAGAACACGGGGAATAATTTCATCCGTCTTATCGCCAAGGCGTGAGAGTTTTATCAGGAAGTCTTCAGGCATTTTGAAGATCGCTTTAGCCACTTGGAACCACCTCCTTAGCAAGCACCTCTATATACATCCCGCGGCCTTTTACATCCTCAACCGAAGTAATCTCAAACCGTCCATCTTCACAAACAAGCAACATTGCAGTGGATACAACAACACTGGGAATGCGCCGAAAACGAAACAGGTCGGTGGCTTCCGAAAAAGTAGCTCTGTTAGCCCATTTCTCGTTACCATGCCGACCTTCTCGATAAGCCCTCACTGAAGCAACAATATTATCAACTTCAGTGCTGAAGCCCTCCAAATCCTTAATTTTTACTCTTTCTACAAGATCAATAAAAGTATTCATCTTTCCATAGCTCATTTTCACACCTTCCAATCCCGATCAAGCCTTAAAAGTAGGTTGACCGTATTCCACACCTGTTGTCCAGCCTGCACGTTATCCGCAAAAAAGCCCCCAGTGCTGCCGTCCCTTGATTCATAGAAATGGGACGACAGCATAATGATGGCTTGCTCTGTGGTAGGCGGCATTTGATTATCAGCGTAGAAGTTTTCAAGCAGGTGTTGGTAGCTCTCAGCGTACCTAACAGCGGCGGTAATATACATCTGCAGAAGCTCATCGTCCACTGTATGTTCTATGATAAGATTTGCCTTTACTTTTTCAAGCAGTGTCATGCCGCCACCGTCCTTTCCTTATTCAACTTCTGGTTCGACGATCACAACGGTAAAGATAGCTTCGGGGTAACCAGAAGCCCAAAGCGTGAAGATCTTTGGAGTCGTCACGATCTCATCGCACTTAAGCCACATGACAATATCCCCAGCAGAGCAGCCAACAGCAGTCGCTTCGGCAACATCCTCTGCTGTAAGTTGATAGTCGTTATACTTGATGGCCGTAATATCTGATAGTCCTGTGGTAATGGCCATACCAATCCACTTGTGCGTACCCTGATCAGGATTAGAGCTTGGAAAAGCGATTAGCTCCGATACTGGGACGGTAACGGTGATCACATCGTTTTCAATAGTGATCGCGGTAACCTTACTCTGGTTAGCAATTAAATCTTCACCAGTTGGCGTAGGAATTTTTGCGACCGAAACGTTCCATGTATCCGGGATCATTACCCCTGCATCTTTAAGTTTTTTCAATAGATTGTTGAAATCATCCTTGACTCCAGCGACAGTAGTGGCCGTACTGGCAGCTTGATTTATTGCAGAAGGAAGCCCCGTCACTGAAGCTTCCTCCTTAATTTCCAGCGTACCGCCAATTACCGTTTTTTCGCCGCCTTGCTCGGTATAGTTCTTTGCGTTATAACTCATATTGCACCTCCGTTACGCTTTCTGCTGAAGAATCTTGACGGCTTCGGGCAGAATGAGCTTGCCGTCGACACGCTGGGTAGCGACAAAGCCTACCTGCCCGGTGGCGGCGTATAACTCGTTGAGTCTCTTGAACACGCGTCCCTGGCGGTCGGCTACCCAGTAATAACCGAAGTCGCCGAAAACGATGGTCTTAGCGGCTGCGGCAATGGCGGGTACATACGCCGATGTATACAGAGGTCGATTCAAAATAGTGTCCGGTGTTCCCGCCTGCAATGAAGGCTGCCAGAGGTACTGACCGTTGCCGTCCTTCAGCTTGCGGATCGCTTTTACGGTGGAGTCATTCATTACGAACATAGCTTTGTTTCTATAAGGCGCTTTAAGTGAGTAGAAGAGATCAAGCACCTCGTCGATGGTAATAGCGGTAGCGCCTGCCGTGGTTACGCCGATCTGCGCTCCACCGGTAGCAGCGAGGATGCCGGTCGGTTTGCCGGAGCCGTCGCCTGTGAAAAATGCTTCCTCTTCCTTGTTGCCGATACGCCTTGCGAACTCTTTTGAGATGTAGGTTTCGAGGTTGAATACGCTGTCGTTCAGCAGCTCTTCGGAAACCTTGATCATCGTTCCCAGTTTATATGCTCCGATGGAAACCTGCCCAAAACTGTCGTCGCTTTCGGGAATAGCGCCTTCTTCATCAATCCAAGAAGCTGTACCCTTAGACGCCACAACCGGAATTTTACGGTCACCAGAAGACGTGGTAATCACGTTGGCCAGCTTACGAAAGATATTCTCATCATCGAGAGCTTCCACAAGGGTGCGCTCAAATTCATCTGGGACAAGATATCCGCCCTCGGTATCGGTGCCGATCTGCAGCGCATTTCTGATGACAGGGTCAAGACCTTCTCCAGCACGTGTGCGCATGGCATTCCAGAAGGCTTTTCGGTAGTCATCAGATGCTCTACCGGGCTTGTTGTCCATACCAGGAACTACTGGTTTTCCGGTAAGAGGTGTGTTTAAAGGCTTAGAAAGCTCGCGATCGAGTGCTTCCTGTTTTTCAAGACGATCGATTTCCTTGCCAAGAGCGACTACATCGGCTTCCATTTTGTCATAGGTCGCGGTATCTTCTGCAGAAACCAGTCCGTCCGCACCGCGTTTGGTATCGAGAAAAGCCTTGGCTGCTTCCCAAGCTTTCGCGCGTTTTTCACGTAGTTCAAGAATTTTATTCATCGTATTTTCCTCCTATAATTTAGTGTTGAATTAAAGAGAGCCGCTTCTCAAGCGACTCAATAGGGGTACCCGTTTTCTTTTTTGGCAATTTAGGCTTTACCTTGTCCAATAGTGAGTTTGTGACCGTACGTCGACTAAAAGCATAGGTAACATCCTCGGTCTGAGAACGTTTTTTATCATCCTCCAAAATCTCATTTGCAAAACCAAGTTCTATTGCTTTGTTGGCGTTAAGCCAGGTTTCTGCATCCATCAGGTGGGAAAGCTTTGCTCGCGATTGGCCTGTTTTGATCTCATAGGCGTTGATGATGCTTTCCTTGACCTCAGAGAGCATAGCGATTGCTTTCTGCATTTCCTCGCTGTCGCCGATGGCTACTGTCAGCGGGTTATGCACCATCATCAATGCGGTCGGTGCCATTAAAACCGTTGTTCCTGCCATAGCGATCACCGATGCGGCAGATGCGGCAATACCATCTATTTTTACGGTAACCTTGCCTTTATAATCCATGAGCATGGCATAAATCTGACTTGCCGCAATGCAATCCCCTCCAGGAGAGTTCAGCCAAATAACAATGTCACCCTCACCAGCAGTAAGCTCTGCTTTAAATGCCTTAGGGGTGACATCATCATCAAACCATGACTCCTCAGCAATCACACCGTCAAGATAGAGTGTTCGGGCACCTGAGTTTTCGTCTCGCGCCCAATTCCAAAATTTATTCATTCAGTTTCCTCCGTTTCTTTCATATTTGCGAACGCGCCAGCATCCTGCAATTTGGTCATCGCGCCGTTAATGAGGTAGAGATCGCCACCAAGCTCTGCCGGAATTCGGTCGAGATTCTCAAGTTCGCGGATATCATTAGCGCTCATCCAGCCATTCTGTCGTGCAGTGGCGTAACCGCTCATGCGGCTGACATAATCGCCACGCAGCAGACCGTCCACGTTAAACTTAATAAACACCTTCGGCTTTTCGCTTTCCGTAAGAAGAACACGGAACATGGACTGTTCCCAGCGAACCACCCAAGGATCAAGAGTGTATTTCACAAATTCCAACGACTGCTGCTCGATGTTAGAAAACGAGGACTTCTCCAAGTCGGCGAGCATGTGAGGCGGTACTCTGAAAATTCGGGCGATCTCATTGATCTGGAACTTCCGTGTTTCCAAAAACTGCGCCTGTTCGGGCGAGATGCCGATCGGCTGATATTTCATGCCTTCCTCAAGAACAGCCACACGATGCGCGTTTTGTGAGCCTTGGTAGGCTGCGTTCCAGCTTTCCTTGACTTTTTGAGGATCTTTGATGGTGCCAGGGTGTTCAAGCACGCCTCCCGGTGCAGCACCGTTGGCGAAGAACTTCGCTCCGTACTCCTCGGTCGCAATGGCTAGCCCTACTGCGTTTTTCGCCATAGCTATGGGCGAGTAGCCGACCAGGCCATCAAAACCGAGACCGGGGATATGCAAGACGTCGGACGGAGCGAGGTAGACTTGATTCTTTTTTCCGAGCGAAGGTGCATCCTCGATGCTGCGCTGATACAAATAGAAAAGCCGACCGGATGAATCCCGATCGACGGTCATTTTGTTGGGCATCAGCGGGTAGAGAGCGATCACTTCGCCGCGAGCGTTTCGAATAATCTGTGCGTAGGCATTACCCCAGAGTAAAAGATGACTCATCAGCGTTTCTCTGAATGCGAAGGACGTCATCTCTGGGTTAGGCTCATTGTGAAGCAGCTTGTATAAAGGATGTTGTAAATATTTTTCTTTTCCACCGCTATCGTTGTATTTATAAACATGGAGCGGCAACCCAGCTAATGTTTCAGCCAGTATCCGTACACAGGAGTAGACCGCTGTCATTTGCATAGCAGTATGCTCGTTGACAGGTTTTCCTGAGCTGGTACTACCGAAAAAGAAACTGTAAGGTGTACTACTAATCGCATCCTTAGGCTTATCGCGCGCCTTAAAAATTCCCTGCAGGATTCCCATAGACATCACTCTCCTTTGCTAAAAAACAAGCAGACCACGATTGTCATAAACACTTTCGCCATTATCGTTTCCGCAGCGAATCGCACGGTCGAGTGCCATGATGGTGGCGACTGCGCCGTCTATCTTTTCGGTGGACTTTGCTTTAGTCACTTTGATATTACCCGCATCGTCTTCCCGGATAAAAATGTTGTCCATCATCCACCGAAGCACCGGATGACCGCCATGTGCAATCTTCTGTTCTAGAGTCAGTTTCATCAGTTCTTTGGTCGGCGGAGACATATCCTTAAAGCCTTGACCGAACGGAACAACAGTGAAACCCATACCCTCAAGGTTCTGGACCATCTGCACTGCACCCCAGCGGTCAAAGGCAATTTCTCGAATGTTATATTTTGTACCAAGCTCTTCAATGAACGCCTCAATGAAGCTGTAGTGGATTACATTGCCTTCGGTGGTTTTAAGAAAATCTTGCTTCTCCCACAAATCATAATTCACATGATCGCGTCGTACGCGCAAATCAATGTTGTCCTCTGGTATCCAGAAGAACGGCATAACAATATATTTATCGTCCTCATCCAAAGGTGGAAAGACCAGCACGAAAGCCGTAATGTCAGTGGAAGAGGAGAGGTCAAGGCCACCATAGCAAACGCGTCCTTCCAGCGACTGGGGGTCTACTTTGAATGCACACTTATCCCATTTATCCATCGGCATCCAGCGCACTGACTGTTTTAACCACTCATTCAATCGGAGCTGCCGAAAACTGTTCTCTTCAGCGGGGTTTTGTTTTGCGCTCTCACAAGCGGCTTTCACTTTATCTATACCGATGGTGATGCCAAGAGAAGGATTTGCTTTTTTCCATACTTTGGGGTCAGTCCAATCATCCGTCTCTGCTATACCATAAATGACGGGATAAAAGGTTGGATCCGTTTTGCGTCCCGAAAGTATATCCTGCGCTTTTTGATGCACCTCATAACAGATTGAGTTCGTATTGTCGCCAGCTGTGGTAATCAAAAAATACAGTGGTTGCATTCGAGCGTCTCCGCTACCCTTGGTCATTACATCAAACAGCTTTCTATTTGGCTGCGTGTGCAACTCGTCGAAAATAACGCCATGCGTATTGAATCCATGCTTGTTTGCAACATCGGCCGAGAGTACCTGGTAGCTACTTTCTGTGGGTATATATATAAGCGTCTTTGTCGATTCAGTGATCTTAACTCGCTTAGATAATGCTGGTGATTTACGCACCATTGCTACAGCAACCTCAAACACAATCTTGGCTTGATTTTTGTCCGCAGCGCAGCTATATACTTTAGCACGCTGTTCACCATCACCACAGGTCAATAGAAGCGCAACCGCAGCAGCAAGCTCCGACTTTCCATTCTTTTTGGGAATTTCGATATAGGCGGTATTAAACTGGCGGTAACCATTTGTCTTTAAAACACCGAACACGTCCCGAATGATCCGTTCCTGCCAATCTATTAGCTCAAAAGGCTGCCCATCCCATATGCCACTGGTATGACGCAGAGCCTGTATGAAAGCGACAGCATAGTCGGCGGCTTCTTTGCTGTAAACAGAGTCTTGCGCCATAAAACGAGTGGGTGTGTATTTCTTTAGTTTTCGAATATCTGCCGCCTCCTTCCCAGCATAAAAATAGACCTGCATATGCAAGTCTTCAAAATCTATCTACGAGAAACAGAGCCGTTTTTTCGGCACTGTCTCTAATTAGTGTTTATTTATTTCTCTTCACCAGTTAGTATGAAATGGGCATATGCCTTGCGATTTTCTTCGAGGTACACTACCAAATCGTAGAAGCCCATGTCGTTGGCGGTGCGCTGCACCGTCGCTACTTCAAAAATGTTTGTTAGCCCAGTATCGCGGATTGCGAGTATCTATTCCCTTATTTTTTATCCAACATGATCCTCCAAAATATTCCTGCAAAAATCCTGTCCATACACCACATGAAGGGAGCTACCGTTGTCCCAGGCAACCATGACCGAGCCAATGTCGTCCACACCAGTGACCGTTCCTTTTGTGCCTATAGGCGGCGCTTGAACGTCATCCATTTTAATAAGTTCTACTCGGGTGCCTATTGGAAATTGTGCGCGAATGCGCTCCACGGTTTCTCTTGACGGAAAACTGTTATTCATCGGTCTCACCGCCTTTTGGTGTCTTGAAGGCACTGCTTCCGGAGAGGTTCTTTAACAAGATTTTGCGCTCATTTTTGTATTCAGCACCGATGAATCCCAATCGAAGCAGAAAGCACCTGAATGCGTACTTATCGTTGTCAGTTTCTTTTTCTTTCGCCGTGACACGCTTCTGCGTTCGCGCCAACTCGCAGAGCGCCGCAACGAAATGCGTGTATGCCTTGACCGCATCCGCATCGGTGCCATCGGCAAACCACGGAAATCTAACTTTGTCTTCTAAAATCACAAGGGCGAGTGTTTCGGTACCGAGCGCCTTTTTGATGAGGGAGTCCTTGCTCTCCACCAAGCGCTTGAGGTTTTCCAGTGCTGTGTCAGTGAAGCTCTCACGCGGCATTTCAATCACCAATCCGGTATTTTCATCAGCACCACTGTCAGTTGCCTCTGCCTCAAATCCCTGTCCGTGCAGTTGCTCGATAAGCTTTTCGATTTCTTCGCTGTCAGCACGGTCGACAAAGCTTACTGTACCGTTTTTATCGACGGTGAAAAAATCCACTTCATAAGCGAAACTTGGTGCGCCCATGTATTTAGGCTTTACTTCCAGAATGTCGCTCATTGAGCGAACGAGATGCTTGCGCTCGTCGCCAGTTACGTTGTATCTGAGTTCAAATGTGTTTTGCTCCATTGTGTTTACCACCTTTCTGCGTTCTACGCAGGTCATATAGAGCCATAAAATCTGTGGAATAGCAAGCGTTATTCTACAGGCTTTTCGACATCTCTATATGCTGATTTTTGTGTATCTCGCATGAGGTAGACGTTGGCATCAGAGCCTTTTTGTTCTATGTATCGCTTCACAATAACATCTGCATAGCGTTCATCCAGCTCCATCGTATAGCAAATGCGTCCAGTCTGTTCACAGGCAATTAGAGTACTACCGCTACCACCGAAGGGGTCAAGCACAATGTTGTTTGTCAGAGAGCTGTTCACAATCGGGTAAGCGCACAGCGCCACCGGTTTCATGGTGGGGTGATATTTACTTTTGGTTGGACGATCAAAATTCCATGTCGTGCGCTGCTTGCGGTCGGCATACCAGTTGTGACCGGCTGTTGGCTTCCAGCCCACAAGAATCGGCTCATGGCTATATTGATAATCGCAGCGTCCCAATACCGGTGCGTTCTTGATCCAAATACAGGTCTGGTGACAAAAGAAGCCTGCCTCAGTAAACGCCGTCCTGAAGTTGACGGTCTCACGGTCAGCATGAAAAACATAAATACCGCCGCCATCTTCCAGCGCGTCATACATGCACCGGTACGCCGAAAGCAGAAACTCGTGGAACTTGGCACTATCCATATTGTCGTTTTTGAGCTTTCCCGCTGTGCCTTTATAATCCACGTTGTATGGTGGGTCTGTAATCACGAGATTTGCTTGCTGACCGTCAAGCAGCTTTTTATATGTTTCCGACTTGGTAGCGTCGCCGCATATGAGGCGATGTCTTCCAAGCAGCCAGATATCACACTGCTTAGATATGGGAGTTTCCGGCAATGGCTCGTCAAAGTCGTCCTCTTTGATGCCATCGACAATGTTGTCCTTGAACAACGCATCCATCTCAGCAGCATCAAAACCTGTAAGAGATATATCAAAGCCGCTTGCACCGATGTCCTTTAAAAGGTCGGTCAAAAGAGGGATATCAAACTCGCCGGATATCTTGTTAAGCGCCACATTCAGGGCTTTTTCTTTTTGTTCGTCGATATCCAGCACCACACAGTCCACATCGGTATATCCAAGTGCCAAAAGCACCTTGTATCGTTGATGGCCGCCGACAATGTTGCCCGTGCGTTTGTTCCAGATGATAGGCTCGACGTAACCGAACTCCTCGATGGAGCGGCGCAGCTTTTCATATTCGACGTCACCGGGCTTTAGGTCTTTACGCGGATTGTACGCTGCGAGATTAAGTTTTTTCGTTGATAATTTCTGTATATCCATATCACACCTCCAGCTTCACGGCGGTCTCACCGGTGAATGTTTCCCAGCGTTTTACGATGAGGTCGCAATATACCGGCGAAAGCTCCATCGCATAACACTTGCGCTCGGTCTGTTCACAAGCGATGAGCGTCGTGCCGCAACCTGCGAACGGCTCTAATACAGCGCCGTCACGGTCAGAGTGCATTTTGATGCATCGCCACGGCAACTCGACAGGAAACATGGCGGGGTGGTCTTTGTTGGCTCGCACTGTGTTGATTTCCCATATACCCGCATATCCCCATTTTTTACGTTCATCCTTGGTGAGCCGTCTTACAAATTTATAGGAATGGCCGGCGAATGCCGAAACCCAGGCAAACTCTTGATCGTTGTATTCTTCGGTCTCCTGCGCAGCCAGCGCCGTGATGTATTCGTACTGCTGCACCGGCTTATTTGTCACAAGGTGATAGGGCGCATTACCAAAATTCATACCTTGCTTTTTCCAGATCCGAATCCAGATGGGACGAAAGCCGTTGTCATTGAATAGCCCAATGCTATACATCTCAGTCGGCTCAATAAACTGGGTGCCAGTGGCATATAGGTCACCGATGTTCCAACAGACGATATCTGCATTTTTACAGATGTTCTTTATGGCGGGACGCATAGTATCAAACCACGGCTCAATGCCAGCCTTTTCATATTCTTTTCCCACACCATAAGGAGGTGAGGTTATTGCGCACTGTGCATGGGCACCGTCCATCAAACGGTCGAAATCTATCTCGCTGGTACTGTCACCACACAAAAGTCGATGCTGTCCCAGCAACCAGATGTCTCCTGTATGTGTCCGTGTTTCGCCAGCGGCCTCGATGGCTTCCTTTTCTTTGTCCACATCGAAGTCATCCTGTATAGCTTCCTTCGAATAAAACTTATTCAGGAGTGCATCCACCTCATCAGCATCAAAGCCTGTGAGAGATACATCAAACGTGGATGCGTCAAACTCTGCCATGAGCGATGCCAGTTTTGATTCGTCCCAATCACCCTGTATTTTGTTAAGTGCAAGGTTGAGCGCCTTTTCGCGTTTTTCATCGAGCTCCACGATCACGCAATCAATATCCGTTTGTCCGAGATCGAGCAGCACTTTTAACCGTTGGTGGCCACCGACCACGTTACCGGTGGTCTTATTCCAGATGACCGGTTCCACATAACCGAACTCCGCAATAGAGCGCTTGAGCTTTTCGTATTCTTTGTCACCGGGTTTCAGGTCTTTTCGTGGGTTATATGCAGCGGGGTTGAGCTTTGCCGCCGGTATCTTTTCAATCAGCATATTTCTCAGCCGCCTTTCTCAGTTCCTTATAGCTATCCATGTTCTCCCACGGAAAGAGACACGAATTGAAGTGTCCGTATACCGCCGTATTATCATATATGGCAGTACGCAGACGTAGCTTTTCGATGATGGCAGCAGGGCGCAGGTTGAAAATCTCCTGCACAATTCCCGTGAGTTGTTCATCCGTTAATTTACTCGTGCCAAATGAAGTGACGGCTACAGCCACGGGATTTGCTTTGCCGATGGCATAAGAAAGAGCGACCTCGCATTTTTCAGCTAAGTCGCTCCATACAATATTTTTTGCGATGTACCGTGCCATGTAAGCGCCGCTTCGGTCAACCTTCGTCGGGTCCTTCCCGCAAAGCGCTCCACCTCCATGAGACGCAAGACCGCCGTAGGTATCCACCATGATTTTTCTGCCCGTTAGTCCCGTGTCGGCAGCGGGTCCGCCCTCTACGAAACGTCCGCTGGGGTTAATGAGAATTTCTGTATCATCGTCCATCGGAAAATCCTCGAAGCATTGCCACAAGACATTATTCATAATATCCGTGCGCAGCTGCTCCTGCGCCTTCGTCGCCTCATGCTGGACAGAGACCACTACAGTTTTTACACGTTTTGGTTTACCATCCTCATATTCGACTGTGACTTGACACTTTCCGTCCGGCAGAATGCCCTTGATGAGCTTGCCTTCGCGGCAATCGTCGATGCGCTTGGCAATACGATGTGACAGCACCAACGGCAACGGCAGGTACTCGCGTGTTTCCTTTGTTGCGTACCCAAACACGGTGCCTTGATCACCAGCGCCGACTGTTCCATAAGGATCGCATGCACCGTTTCGCGCTTCAATTGCTGTATCCACACCGGCTGCGATATCCAAGCTCTGTCGATGTACGAAAACAAACACTCTAAACTTCCAAGGATTGTATCCGACCTCGCGCAGGACATTCCGCACGATAAAGCGGATGTCCACTTTTTCGCTACAGGTGATCTCGCCCGCTACGATGATTTTGCCCTTGGTCGCCATAACCTCACAAGCCACACGAGAGGCTCTGTCCTTTCTAAGACAAGCATCCAAGATGTTGTCGGCAATCAGGTCGCAGAGTTTATCCGGGTGACCCTTGCATACACTTTCTGCTGTTTTGTAGGTTATCATTTCACATTCCTCCAAATTTTTATCGTGCGCCTCGGCGGGCGCTAAGCAACTTTTCCATTGCATCATCGTGGGGCGTTACACCGCGATATTCTGTGGTGCAGTTTTCTCGTACCACCTGATAAATCTGAAACCAGATGTTATTGACCTGTTTCATGAAGTTTTGAGACATCGACACATATGGAGATGGAATAGCATTGCCGGTGGTAGGGTGTTTGGCAAGAAACCGAACTCATTTATTGCCTGTTCGCACTGGATCCACCGTGCCACGCTCTGGGCGTATTGTTCGATGAGCTGAGTGGTTACAAATTGAGCACAGCCGCGTTCCCAGAGCCATTGCCAGGTATTATGAAAAACGTCCGCCGCCAGCGTCGTGGAACCGTCCTTCTGTTTTGCGGTAAGGTAAGTCCTCGGCTCCGGCATTGATTCTCCCGTGAGATCTGCCGTATCAGTAAATTCCATAACGGTCAGCTTTCGGTGACCGGGGTTGCCCTCTAAAACTTTGTCGGCAATAGGCTTCTTTTTCTGTCCTGAACCGATTCTTGCGCCACCTCTGTTGGTGCCGTCTTTTGCCATATTCATCACACTCCTTTTGCGTGGAGGATATTAGCCGTTTGAAACCGCGATTTCTCGCACGAAGCCCCACGCCGCTGTCCGCTTAAAAAAGTTTTAAGGATTTGACCGCCCCCACCGGTCGCCGCTTTCGACAGTAATTCGGGAATGGCAGGATTTACAAAGAGCCATGAGGTTGCTCTTCTCGTTACCGCCGCCCTTAGAGAGCGGAAGGATGTGGTGTACCTCTTCAGCCGGTACTAACTTGCCGCGCTTCTTACACTCTTCACACAAGGGATGCGCTTTGATGTATCTATCACGTATCCGTTTCCATGCTCGACCGTAACGCTTGTTGCTCTCCGGATCCCGTTCGTATTTGTTGTAGTGAGCATTGGCCTCACGCTGGTGCTCTGCACAATAAACGCCCTCTGTTAAGTTAGGGCAGCCAGGGTACTGGCAGGCCCGCTTCGGCTTCTTGGGCATAAATTTCACCTCGATTCTGGGCATAACAAAAGCCCCGAGGGATTGCTCCCGCGAGGCTATGTTGTATTATTATTTCCTAAGTATATACTACCAAAAAGGACTACCTGACAAACAGTGACATTTACTGCTGTGTTTATAGAATTACAATCTTTTCCACTGCTTCATCGTGGATCCGGTACACATGGCGCACATTGTAGCCCATATCAACGGCTATCTGCTCCCAAGTCTTGAAGCAAAGGTAACGTAGTTCCAGTAGCGTTTGATGCTCCGTGTTATCCACGTTTTTGATGAGCCTTACTATTTCGAGCTTAAGGTCAACAAGCCGATCGATGTCACGATTGATTTCCGCTTGCAGATCGATAATCTTTGCCACAGCATCAGCCATCGTAGAAGTGCTGCGATTCGGATTGCGCGGCATGCCCGTGAGGGTGTAGGTGCATTTCGTCGCCAGTTCATTCAGTGATGCGATCTGCTCCAGCTTGGAATTGATGCGCTGGTCGAGCCTGTATGCCTGTCCAAGATATGCTTTTGCATTCATGCCGTCACCTCAGCTTTCAGCTTGGTGATGAGCATTTCCGGATCAATGCTCGTCAGCACTCCAAACCAGCCTGAACGGAAGAACTGTTCAATACTCTTGCGCTCATACTGAGCCGAGCGGTTATTGGGGTAATGGGAGAGGGTGCGCAGCGTCTTACGGTAGTCCTTGACCGCCTGAAGGACGATGGCGTTAGCCAGGTTATTATAATTGTTGTTCATATGGGACACGCTCCTTATTTTATATTTTCCAAAGAAGCGATGCCGCATTGTCAGCATTGTATATGTAAAGCACGGATGCATTGTTTTCAATATCATTGCAGGGAGCCGTTTATCACAGCTCGCACCTCGTCAACCGAGCGGACAACCGAAACGGTACCGCCACAGACGAGGATTTTACGTATAGTTGCCTCTTGCAGTTTTGTTGTTTTGCCTTCGGGTGTTTTTACCTCAAAGGCATAAAACCGACCGCTGATGCAGGCGATGATATCGGGGATACCTGCCGTACCATAGATGCCGCCATGTTCCTTCCAGGCGAAGCACATCGGCACGGTTTTTAAATAACGCAGGATTTTAGCCACGATTTCTTTTTCAGACACAGGACCCTCCTTGTAACTTATTTGCGGTTTGTAACCTCGTAACCTCGAAATATGGAGGTGTGCATATATTTACGCGCACACGCGCGCTCGCGCATGGGGGTTGTTGCTCTCGCGTGTATACCCAAAATTTTAGAAGTTACAAAGTTACAAACGATAAAGAAACTCAAATTGTGCTTGTATATAGCGGTTTTTGGGCGTAACTTTTCTTGTAACTTTTGCTCTTCGAGAAGTTGCATTTCGGTCTATGAAGTTACAAGTTACATTGTTCATAATGGCTCTACCTCTGTGATTTCAAAGCCGGACACATCGCACCGAGCCTTAAGCAGCCCATAATTAAGTGTCCAAACGCGCCGGTTTTCGGTGCCGATACGTTTTTGCACATTGCTCTCAAGATAATAATCCGAGTGAGCCAGTTGCTTTTTAAACTGAGCGTAGGTTAGCGTTTCACCGACAATGGCGTAATCCTTACGGTACTTGGTATATTTGTCGTATACGGGATTGAGTCGAAGCGCCAGTATGGTATCGCCATCGCAGATGGTATATTCACTCTTGGGATCAAGCCCCATGCGCGACATGATTTCAAGCGTTTGCTCAATCACACTTTTATTGCTCGTACCGCCATCAAGTAAATATTCCTTTGCCGCATGCTCGATGTACTTCGTACAGGATTCAAGGTTATATGGAAAAGCCTCATGCCATGTCAGTCCGAGCGACGCGCACAGTTTTTCCAAAAGCCGCAGACCAGCGACCATACAGGTGAGGTTGTTGACGATACGCGACGGAAGCTCCTTGTTGAAGCAGCCGAGTGCCTCCTCATACCACGCATAGCTTTCAGATACAGTTGTTTTCAGGGCGATATTCAATAAACTATGCCCGAAGCTGCCAAGTAAATCGGTGCTGGTGCATAACCCTTGAAATGCTGTACGATGTCCTACCGGTTTTAGGTCTTTCTTGGAAAACAGAAGCTCAATGCTGCGCTCCCTGATTGCCGCTTCATCCGCCGATTCCTCACCAGCGACAACGAGCGGAGCAAGAAGCTCATAGCTGACAATACTTTGATCAGCGCGGCCACGAATGCCTTCCTGCCCGTCATAGCTGTTGCGGAAATGGTTCAGCAGCGCATCAAGTCGATATTTGTCAATTTTTGACGGCTTGAATTCGTCCAGCGCCATTGGAATGACATTGGAGGAAGCTGCATCCTTCATCAGGGTGAATGCCGTAGTCTGGCCAGCTGCGATGATTTTCGCCCTTGAAAACACTGGCATAATGACCCGCTCCAGCGTATTGCTTTTACCGCTGCCTGCCTCGCCAATAAGCATGAGATGCGGGAATTTCACATTCTTTTTCCGTAGATGTTCTTTTATGAAGCAACCGCATATCCACGCTAATATGGAAATTGTTTTTGCAGGCTCGTTGTAGGACATCAACCTTTCACCCAACTTTTGAAGTTGCGCCGCTGTCAGGGGCTTTGCTGCGAGGATAGTGGAGTCAATGCTACGGTATTTTTCTAATTGAATAATGTCATCGATAGCTGTGCCGTTAATGTCAACCGCACCGTCAACTGACACGAACACCATCTCTTTACCATGTTCATAGATGCCCATCGACTTAACGCCTGTTTTCACCCGCCAGTCTAATTCGGAGACATATGCCTTGAGCAGTTCCAAATCGCCGTCCGAGCCAGTATAACTGAGGGAAATAGTGCGCTTGTTGAGCGCGTTCTTGAATTTCTGCTGATTGGCAAAGTCCGTCGTCATGAAGGTCAGTCGATATGTCTCGCCGCGCACTGTCACAAGATCGGCAGTAAGCTGTGTTTCCTCCTTGGCGACAATCATCTCAACCGGCATGAATACAAAATTCGTAAGCAAATAGGTGTTATCATTTCTCTTGCGGAAGTATTGACCCTTGTACTCAAATACAGGTGCATCGCCTCCGGGGGCATATATATCTTCGGTGATGTCACATGCCTTGGACAGTGTTTCCTCGCCGTATGTTGCTCCGCTGGCATGGTGTCGCGTATCCCACTTTTCACGAAACAGCCCGCTTTGCCGAAAGAGTCTGTCCATCTGTTCTTTGTTCTTACCGGACCAGAATGCCAGCTTACAGGAGAGTGCCATATCTGCTTCGGATTGACTGGCGTAATTATCCTGCCACTCGCCATCCCATAGTTTTATAAACGTCTCACCGTTTTCGGCACCTTTAGCAAGCTCCAACAGGTCATCATCGGTGAGCTGAACGGGGGCATTCTTTTGAGACTTTTTCTTTTGTCTTTTAGGAGGACGAATATATGTCTCGTGGATCCATTTGAGCGTTCCGTTATCCTCGGCGACAGTGTCAGTTGCACCATCCAGTTTTTTGCCGGTCATAGTGAAATACCGTGTATGCTCGTACATCTCCACGCCAGTCTTGGTATTTTTGTTTCCGGTACCGGGTATCTTGCCTTTATAAAAAAGATGAACGCCGGTACCGGACGGTGAAAACTCCATGTAGGTAGGCTGCCTTGCGATGATAGCCTTGGCGGTATCATTAAAAACCTTTGTTTCGGGGTCATAACAATGGTCGATGTCCACACCCACAAAATCATCATCCTTGGAGAACATAAAGCCCACTCCCGTAAAACCGTAGCGCTTCAATGCATCAGCGGCTGTTGCATAATCCGTCCATGTTGCGGGATTGTTGGAGGCGGCACCCTTGCCAGAAATAGGGTTAAACGGCATCTTCTTATCCTTGCTACCGTCTTTATCAGGAATGAGCCGCCAGTTAACCCATTGATTTCGTTCCATCAGCTCTTTTGGATAAGTCATGTCATTTTCACCTCGCATTCTTCTGTAAAGTACCGAATCAGTATGTTGTTCTTCTGCGCCTTGCGTATTTCATAACTCATACCTTCGGAGACAGTGTCGCCGAAAACCCACAACTCCTGGCATTTCCCGAGCAGGACACGACCGAAGAAAAGACCGAGTTTCCTGCTGTCCAGGTCGTGTTCATTCATAAACTGCGGGTAAAGCAGATGCGGTGCGAGGGGAATTGCATATTGCTCTACAGCGAACCGACAGTAGTTTTTGGCACGCTCAGTATTGGCTTCTATATCACTAGCGAATGGCGAACAGATGAATACGAGAGGACGATATCCCGTACCGTAGCGGCGCTTTATCTCTTCGCGCAATATCTCGCGCATGGCTTTATATGTCGTAGGGTCGTGATAGCCTTCCGAATTGTATTTATCTATCCACATCACGCACCCTCCATTTCAATTAGCTCACCGAAATTTAGTCCGTATGCAGCCTCTGCAATGATCGGCACGTCAAAGTCTGTGAAGGGCACCTCTTCCATGCAAGCCTTCACAAAAGTGACCGCTTCATCGAGCTTGTCTACAGGGATTTCAAATACCAGCTCATCGTGGATTTGTAAAAAAGGCTTGAGCCACGGGCGTTCCTTGATCCCTTGGGCGATGCGTCCCATCGCCAGCTTGATAATGTCGGCGGCGGTGCCCTGAATCGGAGTATTCATAGCGCAGCGTTCGGCAAAGGAGCGCTTACCCCAGTCAGTGGAGAGAATGCCGATGATGTATCTTCGGCGGCCAAGCCATGTCTCCGCATAAAGCGTATTGGCGGCTCGCTTTTTTGTTTCGTCCTGCCAGTATGTCAATCTGGGATATCCCGCTTTCAGATTACTAATGATTTCCTCGCAGTCCTGCTTTGAGATATTAAGCCCAGCCTTGAAGCGTAGTGTCTTTTGCAGGCCAGCTGCGAATAGACCATAAAACACACCGAAGTTGCAGTTTTTTGCTATAATGCGACGCTCTTTATAATGAGGCGCATTCTTGTCGAGTGCTTCATCGAAAGGGATACCATATATAACAGTCGTGGTCTGAGCATGGATATCTCCACCGGCGCGATAAGTATCAAGCATCTTTTCGTCGCGGCAATAGAATGCTCCAACACGAAGCTCTATCTGTGAGAAATCCAATGAAATGAGCAGTTTACCTTTCGGTGCTATGATGAAATTGCGCACACCCACAGGATCATTATCCTTGCGCGGACAGTTTTGCAGGTTGGGGTTGCGCGACGCAAAACGGCCAGTCTCTGTACCAAGCGGCATAAGGTCGGGATGGATCCGTCTCGTCGCCATATTGATGTGCGTTAAGTACCCGTCGATGTAAGTGCTTTTCAACTTGCCCCATTTTCGGTATTCCTGCACTAGCTCAAATAGGCGCACTAGTTCCGGATGCTTTTCCCCGCAGTATTCAGTGAGCAATATCATTGTTGCGTCGTCCGCCGCCTCTTGGTGCTTCTCGGTTGTTTTTAGCACCGGTAGACCGAGGTCGTTAAAGAGATACTTCTTGAATGCGGACGTCGAGGCATTCGCGCCGATGTCCACGCCGCCGGTCATCTCGTCAATTTCAGCACGAAGAGCTACCAGCTTTTTCTCG